GTGCTACTAACCGTAAGCTTGGCTCTGATATGGGCTTTGCTGTTACTGGTGGTGGCTTACATGGTAAAGACCTCAGCAAAGCTGATGTGTCCATTAACATCTACGCTCATTTAAAAGCCCAAGAAACCGGAAGACCTGTTGAAATCAGCTGTGGCATTGGTGATGAAACAGTTGATGGTAAGCCTTATGAAGAGATTGTTAAAATTGCCAGAAACTACATTAAAAAGATCGGCGGATTCGAGAAGTTTGCCGAGTGGGGTTTGATTCGCTAATGGCGAGCTGGTACAAGAAGACAACGTCTCATAAGCCCAAGAAACTTGAACGCTTTTATAAATCTGATAGGTGGCACGAAGCTCGAAGGCAAGTCATCATCAGGGACAAAGGTCTCTGCGTGATGTGTGGGAAACCTGGTAGCCAAGTCCATCATAAGATTCACTTAACCATTCAGAACGTTGACGATCCTAGCATTGCTACCAATCCTGATAACCTCATCCTTCTTTGTGAACACTGTCATAACGAAGTACATCATAGGGTTGGAAAGCATAACCCATATTGTTTTGACAGCAATGGTGATCTCGTTCAGAAAAAATAAAATAAATTACCCCGCCCCGGTCGATATCACTTTGTGATTTGGAAGTACCGAAGCGCCGAACCTCAGAAATACGCGAGGCCCAAAATTTCAAAAACCCTATTTTTCTGGGAACAAAAATCTAAGGGAGGGAACATGAACAAAAACGTAACAAAAGAATACGAAAGATTGAAATCCCTCTTTAAAGATGTGGATGAAAAGAAATCCGAACTAGTAGATGAGCTGCTTAAGAAAGCGGCTTTTTTAAAGGACCAATTAGATGATCTAGAAAATGAAATAAATAAGTATGGAGCTATTCTTCACTATAGTGACGGAAGTAGTAAACAGTCTCCAGCTTATAAAACTTTCCTAGCTTCTGTTGGCGCATATCAAGCCATTATAAAAACCCTTAATGGAATCATGGGTAGCGACGTCATTGATGAAGATGACGAGTTTGATGAATTCATAAAGAACGCGAAAGGAGTGTAACATGGCTTTTGAAATTACCATTAATGTAAAGAAAAATGGCAAACTCGAATTAAGCGAAGAGCCATTTGAAATATCAGTCTATAGAGAATCTAAAAGAGTAAAACTCTTATTTGAAGTCGATTCAGAAATTGATAGTACGTATCATTACTTAAAATTCACTCATAAAAACGCGACTTATCTTTATAGGGTTCACGATAATGAATTTGAAATCCCTAAAGCGATCACAGCTTATGAGGGTGCTTGGGAGATGAGTTTTATCGCCTGTGATGAAGTCGCTAATAGTGATTCAACAATTACAGCAAATTACATCTATGCTTCAGAACCAGTAGTGGCCACAGTCCTAAAAGGAAACTTAGGGATTATTCATACATCAGAGGAGTTTACTTTGCTTTCTCAACTTGTTGAAGGAACGTTTGATCACTTTGAAATCCCTGAAGGAGTGAGTTTTGTTACCACTAACTTTTTAGCAGAGGCCACTAATGAATTTACAGTGTCTGTACCTTACACAGTTACAACGATTAAGGCACACGCATTTTATCAAAGTGGTTGTACGCATATTGAGTTTGAACCTGGTAGTCAATTAGCCACACTTGAAAATAGTGCTTTATATCGTATTGAAAACTTAGGTGATATTGAGTTCCCTTCATCGCTCTCGAGCTGGGGACAATACAATTTAGGTTTTTGCGGATGCGAAATAGTCACTTTTGGTGCTAACTCAAATTTAAGACAATTGTCTTCTTATGCTTTCTGGAGTATTCCAAATCTTAAGAAGCTCTTTTTACCAGATAGATTAACTTCTTTTAGTGGTGGGACTGCGGTTATCAAGAACTGTCCACTTTTAAATGAGGTTTGGTTCCCTAATACAATTAATGTACCTATTCCTTTAGAAGCAATTCAGGATTGTCCTGTTTTAAGTAAAATTAGTTTACAGAGCAACTTTAATGTTAATGCTAACTTTGGTAATTGCACATCATTGACCAGAGAATCGGTTATCCAAATGTTTAGAAACTTAAAAGACTTATCTGGTGCAGCATCAAAAGTCATCTCTATCCATCAAACTGTCTATGACAGATTAGAGGCTGAGGATATAGCTATTGCTACTAGTAAGAACTGGTCCATTGGAATTGTTGGTGCGGATGATCCGCTTGCTGGCAAGTGCTTCCATTACGAAAACAATTCAATTTCTATCGATATTGAGTTTGGCTCTGGTATCGGTTGTATAAGTTGCACAGGCAATGCAGTTAATTTCACATACGAATATCTTTCTGAAACATCATTCAAGATTGATATCACAGGTGGAGATTATATCCCAAGTGCATGGGGCAACTTTAGACCTGTTCCAGTAGATGAAGTCATAAACGACACTGGTGTTATTATCTTCAGCAGTGGCGAAGTCAGCCAAGTCAAGATTAAAACCTACTCTAATAACAACGTAGGAACCAATAGAACATTCAGTTTAGTACCGGAGGAATAATGTATGGAAATCATTGAAGAAAAAGGACTAAGAATTTTAGTTGCTAGAGATGGATGCGTTATCCAAAGTGTCACTGACGGTTCTATTTTGGGTAAAAAGCTCGTTTTAGGCAAAAAAGACTCAGAGATTCATTATCATGAGATTCCAGTGCCTAAGCAAACTACGGAAGATAGCGAAGAATGAGTTTTTTCCTATCATATTTAGACGAAATCAACTCAGGCCGCATAATTGCTGGAGAAGAGTTAAAAAGTGTCTTAAATGGCTTAAAAGCGGATTTAGAAGATCCTCGCTACTTTTATGATGAAAGACCTGGTCAATTAAGAATCGAATTCATTGAGAAGTTTTGTAAACACACAAAGTCTCCTTTTAATGGTCAACCATTCCTTTTAGAACTATGGGAGAAAGCCTTCTTAGAAGTAGCATACGGTTTTAAGATGAAAGACACCGGTCTTAGAAGATTTAACGAAGCCTTACTTCTTATCGCTAGAAAAAATGGAAAGACTACCTTCATTGCAGGTATAGACCTAGCAGAGTTTTTCTTAAGTAGTGGAGGTACTGACATCGTCTGCGCATCAAATACAAACGATCAAGCATCTATCTTGTTTGAAGAGATAAATAACATGAGAGAGCAGAGCAAAGCTCTCCGCAATGAAAGACGTTCTAAAAAGAATATCTTCTACATTTATTCTCCAAAGAACAAAAACAAGATAAAGAAGTTATCCGCTCAAAGTAGAAACAAAGATGGTTATAACATCGAAGTTGGCTGTATTGATGAAGTTCATGAGATGACTGACTCAAAAGTCTATGATGCGATTAAACAATCTCAATCCACGAAAAAAGAACCTTTGATATTTATCATTACTACCGAAGGAACTACAGTGGATGGCTTTCTAGATAATAAACTCGCTTATGTGAGAAAGATGATAAAAGGAGAAATCAAAGATGAACGTATTCTTCCTTGGCTCTATACTCAGGATTCAATGGATGAGATCTTCAATGATCCTAGTTCATGGCAAAAGAGTAACCCGAGTTTAGGAACCATCAAGACAAAGTCTTATTTTGATGACATCATGAACAAAGCCCGCAACGACATGGCCACAAAAGTAACTATGTTATGTAAGGACTTTAACATCAAACAAATTGAAAGTGGGTCTTGGCTCACATTTAATGAGCTAGAGAATAAAGCCACTTATGATTTAACCAAGTTAGAAGATAGCTACGCAATTGGTGGAGTTGACCTAAGTTCGACAACTGACCTAACAGCAGCTGTGCTTCTTATTATCAAAGACGGAATTAACTATGTTATTCCTCATTTCTTTATGCCAAGTAACTTAGTTAGTAAAAGAGTAGAGGAAGATAAGATTCCATATGACATCTGGGTTAAGCGTGGACTTATCACCTTAACCGATGGTAGTCAGAATGATTTCTCTAAAGTTACCGAATGGTTTGTAAAGATGGTAAGAGAATATGGAATCAGACCTTTATGGGTTGGATACGATCCATGGAATTCTCAATACTGGGTAAAGGAAATGGAAGATGCCGGGTTTACGATGGAGAAAATCCGTCAGGGCATCTATACACTTTCTGAACCAATGAAACAACTAGAAGGTGACTTAAAGAACAAGAAAGTTATTTATAATAACAATCCGATTTTGAAGTGGTGCTTTGCTAACACCCAAGCGAAGGTTGATTTAAACGGAAACATTCAGCCGAGCAAATTAAATAGCAAGCTTAAAAGAATCGATGGTTGTGTAGCTCTCATAATTGCTTACGCAGTTTTGAACCGCTATAAGACCGATTATGAAAACATGATTAATTAGGAGGGTTCTAATGGGATTATTTGATATTTTCAAACGAAAGAAACAAGTCGTTACTCCTGTTCAATATGACACTAGACTCTTCCGTTCAACTTTAAATATCTTTCAGGACTTTGGAGATAATGTCAATGCTAGCGATGTAGTAAAAATCTGCATTGATCGTATTGCTACTCATTCTGCAAAGTTAAAGCCAAGATATGTAAAAACGACAAATGATAAAACGGTGCAAGAGAAGAAAGGGAATCTCTCTTATATACTTCGCTTTCAACCGAACTATCTGATGTCACCTTATGACTTTATTTATCGAGTAGTAACTTTGTTATTTCTCAATAATAATGCATTTATCTATCCGGTTTATGATTCCAAAACTTATGAATTAAAAGAGTTATGGCCACTTAAACCGAACTCGGTAGAGATGCTAAAAGATGACGGCGGAAGCGTGTTCTTCCGTTTTTATTTCTCTAATGGGAAGACTTATACACTTCCTTATGAATCAATCATTCACTTAAGAAGATTTTATGGAATCAATGATGTCTTTGGTGGAACTAGTGCGGTCAGCGATCACGCAGCTTTATTAAAGACAATCAAAATTAATGATTCATTACTTCAGGGAGTGGATAACGCGATTAGGTCCTCGTTCCAAATCAAAGGGCTTTTAAAGATTAATGGTTTACTTAACGAAAAAGATAAGACCAAACAAAAAGAAGAATTTGATAATGCTCTAAAAGAGTCAATTGGAAGTAGTGGAAGTTCAATCGTTCCAGTCGACCTTAAAAGTGACTACGTTCCACTTAATACGGACCCTAAGTTAATTGATTCAACAACACTGACATTCTTACAAAAGAAGATCATTTCTTACTTTGGTGTTAGTGATGCAATATTCGATAACAAATATAACGAAAACGAATATAACGCGTTCTACGAAGGTGTTATAGAAGGTATCGCTATTCAGATGAGTGAAGCGTTCTCTAAAGCTTTATTGACTAGAGGCCAATTAGAAGAAGGAGAACAAATCGTCTTTTATTCAGAAAGACTTCAATATGCATCTTGGACCACAAAGGTAGCGGCGATAGAGAAATTGATGGGATTAGGAATCCTTTCTTTGAACGAATCTAGATCGTTACTTGGCTTCGAGCCTATTGAAGGTGGAAGTAAGAGATTACAATCACTCAACTATGTTGATGCTGATAAAGCAAACGAATATCAGCTAGATAAATTGTTTAAAAAACCTAAATCCAAGGAGGAAATCGATAATGGAGAAGGAAACTAGATTCTCGACTCTAGAAAGTAGAGCAGATGAAGAAAACAAAAAGATGATCGTTGAAGGGTATGCGATTGTCTTTAATGAAGATACCCTTATCGGAACTGAAGAACATGGGTTCATTGAATCTATCTCTCCAGATGCGCTTAAAGAAGCAAACATGAAGGATGTGCCATTTAAATATAATCACAATGACTCAACCTTAATCATAGCGAGGACCAGAAATGGTTCTCTTTCTCTAGAAGTTGATGAAAAAGGTCTCAAAATTAGAGCCGAACTCATCGACACAACTAGCAACAGAGACATTTTCAAATGTATCGAAGCTGGATTATTAGACAAGATGTCATTCGCTTTTACTGTTAAAAGTCAAAGCTGGGATAAGAGTGGAAAACTACCAAAGAGAACGATCACGGCAATTGATCGTCTTTTTGATGTTAGTGTCGTTGATTTGCCAGCATACGACCAAACCTCTTGTCAGGCAAGTTCTCGCTCTTTAGAGTTGGCGGACGCTGAACTAAAGGCATTGGAGGATGCAGAGAACTTAGAACGAAGAACTATATTAGTGAAAAGACTAGCAATTAAAACAAAGTTTTAGAAAGGAGTTCGATATGAACTTAGAATTACGTTTAAAAGAAATCAAAGCCCGTCTTGAAGAAATCCGTGGCTTAGTTGATTCTGAAACAGATGTCGAAAAGCTCTCTGCTTTAGATAAAGAAGTCGATGAATTAACAAATGAACGCAAAGCAATCGAAACCAAACTTGCTATGCGTGGCAAATTTGACCCTGCAAATGTTGTAGAAGTCAAAAATGAAGAAACCGAAAAAGAAATGGAATCAAGAGGTAAGGCTTTAAAAGAAGGCCGTACTGTTACCGTTACTGCTGATGGAGTTTTACTCCCAGAGCATGTCGATGACAAAATCTCCCCAGTTCCATTTAGAGAAGTTTCTACCTTAGTGGAACAAGTTCACACTGTAAATCTTAAAGGTGGTGAAACCTATAAGAAATCATTCGTGAAATCCCACGGCACTGGTGGATTAACCGCAGAAGGTGATCCTTATACCACAGCAGAACCTGAATTTGGTTATTTAACAATCTCCAAAGTCAAAGTAACTGCTTATGCAGAAATCACCGAAGAGTTAGAAAAACTCCCAGCGGCTGATTACCAAGGAGAAGTATTAAAGGGTGTTAACATCGCTTTAAGAAAGAAAATCTCCGAACAAATCCTTCGTGGTGCAGGAACCACAAACACCTTTAAAGGTATTTTCTCTGCTAATTGTGAAGCTCTCGCAGATGCAGTCGATTTAGAAATCTCTAGAATCGATGAAAATACTCTCGATGATATCGTCTACGCCTATGGCGGTGATGAAGAAGTCGAAGGTGGCTGTGTCCTCATCCTCAACAAAAATGACTTACGTGCATTCGCTGGTTTAAGAACCGCTGAAGGTCGTAAAGTTCACACTGTTGACTATAAGGCAAAAACCATCGATGGCATTCCATTTATCATCTCTAGTCACTGTAAAGCTATCTCAGCTTCCGGTACTGCTGTTGGTGAATATGGTATCGCCTATGGTCCACTCGCTAACTACGAAGTCCCAATCTTCAGTGGTGTTGAAGTAGCCAAATCCACTGACTACAAATTCAAAGATGGCATTATCTGCTATAAGGCATCTGTCTTCACTGGCGGTAACGTTGTCGGCTACAAAGGTTTCTTAAGAGTCAAGAAGGCTGCTGCTCAAGCTGCTAACAACAACTCTTCTGAACCTGAACCAGAAGATCCTGAAGCACCTGCTGAAGGAGACTAATCTCGGTCAAAACACGGAGGGCAACCGGCTAACCTAGATAAGTCGCCTGCGCATTACAATCGAAATGAGAAATCAATAAGAGAAGTAAGAAGGCCGGTTCTTCCGTTTAAGAGTAATAGGAAGAATTTTATCCGAATAAATAAAAGAGGAGGTGTTTAAATGTCGTGTGAAAACATGCTCGAACTGATGAAAAAAGCTTTGCTTATCCCTGCAACCGAACACTATGCTGATGATGAAATCGAAACTCATATCGCCTCGTGCCGCCAGTTGTTAGTCACAGCTGGAATTCCTCGTGAAATCGCTGAATCAGATGACTCATTAGTAAAAGCTCTTATTACTATATATGTGAAGACAATGTACGGATGGAAGAGCGATGGTACGGCGAAGGAACTTCCCAAGAGCTTTGACGTCTTACTCAGGCAACTGTGCTTGCACTGCCCTGAGGTTGGTGGAGGTTCATCCTCGTGATAGCCTATCCTAATTCCGGCAACATCTCTTTATTCCTATTACGTGTTAAAACAGCTGATGACGCTCTGGGCAACCAGAGCTTTCGGTTGGTTGGCTCCAAGGAGGTGGTAGGGGTGACTTCCTCTATCACTTCTAAGGAATTCTATTCATCTAAAGAAACAAAAATATTGCTGGATTTCAAAGTGTCTATTCAAGTGATTCTTTACGATAGATCTAAATATATCTACGTTCCGAATGAAGATACTATCTACAAAATAGAAAGAACCTATCAAAACGGAATGATGATGGAACTATACTGTTCTGAGTCTTCTTTAAAAAAGGAGGACATTCTAGATTGGAATATATAAAAATTGAATCACTCACACCAGAAATCGAAAAAGCAGTCAAATCCTATTCTTCCAAAGTTGAACTAGCAATAGTAGACAAGTTAGAAGAAACGGCGGACCAGATTCTTGATTACATTAAAGAAAACGCACCTAGAACACCGTGGAGTCATCCACATCTAGGTGATTCTTTCGTTAAGGAGTCCTATGGAGAAGGAGTAAACAAGACAATTGTTATCTATTCCAAAACTAAGGGCTCAATCGTTCATTTAGTGGAACTCGGCTTTAAGCATAGAAGTGGAAAGATAGTAACAGCTCAGCCATTTTTAAGACCAGCTTATGATAATTTCACTCCAAAAATGCTAGAAGACATGAAAAAGATAATTAAAGGAGACATGTGATGTTAACAAAGTTAAGAACCATTTTATTAACCGTGTTACCTACTGTGATTTATGCTCATAGTCAATATGATAGTGAATCCAACACTAAAGTTCCTTTTATTGTCTATCAGGAGATTTCAAAACGACCTCCTGGTTATGCCGATGATAGGCCAGTTTATTATGAACGAACAGTTCAGATCACATTGATCACTAAAAAGAAAGATGAAGAATTAGAAGAACGGCTCGAAGATGCGTTATTAAACAATGATTACATCTTTACTAAAACCACTGAGTTTAGAAATTCAGATGGCTCTTTGAACAGTATTTATGAAATAAGGCTGGAGGATTTTAAACATGCCAAAAAATAAAATTACATTCGGTTTAAGAAATGTTCATTATGCCATTGCTAACCAAGACAACAATGGTAACTGGAGCTTTGATACTCCAGTCGCTTTACCAGGTGCTCAAGAATTCTCAAGTGAAGTAGTTGGTGGATCTACAAACGTTTATGCAGATGACACCTTATACGCTTCTTTGGTTCAAAACGCTGGTAGAACTTTAACTCTTAAATTTACTGAAATTGATGATGACTTCAAAACCTCTGTCTTAGGCTACAAGAGACTCGCTAATGGTAACTTAGTAGAAATTGCTAATGCTCCAGTAGTGACATTCGCTCTCGGATTTGAATTCCAAGGCGATGCTAAAGCAAGAAGAGTTTGGTACTACTTATGTAGTGTCACTCCAATCGCTGAAGCTACCAAGTCTAAAGCAGACTCCATTGAAGCGAATAGTACAACGCTTAATATCACAGCTCGTCCAATCGAAGTTGGTGATGATTTAGTGACAAACTGCATCTGTGCTAAAGGAGATAGCAACTATTCTAACTTCTTAACCACAGCACCAGTGATTCCAACTATTCCTGAAGGTGAATAATCATGGAGCGCACAGTTAAACTCAACGGGAAGGAACTAAGATTAGCTTCTTCCCTTTTTACTATTATTTCTTATAGAAGTGTCTTTGGAACCGAACTTTTCGATGATGTTGAAAAGTTAGATAAAGCATTACAAACAAACAGAACTGATGTCGGTAAATTTATCGATGTTCTTTTCAGATTGATTTATGTGCTTCATAAACCTTTTTATAACGACTCATACGATCATTTCTTACAAGGATTCGATTTTAGTGTTCTTTCTAATGTGAACGAACTCACTAATTTGGCGAATGTTATCGCTGAGCTTCTTGGAGAAGTAAAGAAACAATCTGAGGGTACTGATTTATCCCCAAAACCGTAAGGCCAACTGGAAACATCACGGCAAACATTATTTTCAACTTGGCTTCACTTGGGATTCCGATTCGTGATGCGGAGTTCTTTGACATTTCTACCTATCTTGACATAGTCAAACTCCAAAAGAGTATCTATAGCGAAGAAGGTATGAGTCGAACAGCAACACAGGCGGATATAGACGCCTTTTTAGGTTAGGGAGGTGAGAAAATGGCAGAAGCGATAAAAGGTCTTAATATTAAGCTCGGACTTGATACGACAGAACTAGAGGCTTCTATCAAATCTCTCAACTCCGACTTAAAAGAACAACAACGTGATTTAGCTGCAATTAATAAGAACCTAAAATACGATCCATCTAATGTTGACCTTTGGAGACAAAAACAAGATAAGTTAAACGAAATCTTGCAGACCACAAAGAAAAAGTTAGATGAACAAAAGAAGGCACTTGAAAAAGCTAAAGAAGGAGTCAAACTTGGCTCTGTTTCTGAGGCCGAATTCAAGAAAATGCAACGTGCTGTCCAGTACACTGAGGCAGAAGTAGCAAAGCTAAATAACGAACTAAAGCAGACCGAAGGTAAGATTAATAGTCTAGGAAACATCAATGTAGATAAGTTATCCGCAATCGGTGGAGCCATGACCAAATACATCACAGCCCCTGTATTAGGAGCGGTGAGTGCTTTATCTGCTTTAGCAATTAAAACCACTGAAACTGTCAATCAAATGTCAGATACTGCAAAGCAACTAGGCGTAGGTCTAGAAGCTATGCAAAAGTGGGAATATGCCGCTAAACAGCTAGGTAGTGAAACCCAAGACCTAGATAAGGCATTTCAAAAAGTTAATAACCTGTTAGGCCAAATTGCTAATGGAGACGACGTCTCAGAAGAGTTAGCAAAAATCGGCTTAACCATGGATGATCTAGCGGGTTTAGATGCTGAACAAGCATTCATGAAAATCCGTAGTGCGATCTCTCAAGTTGGAGATGCTGCAACTAGGACTGCTTTAGCAAATCAGTTCTTTGGCGATAAATTAGGGACTAAATTAGGACCTGTTTTGTCTGCTACAGAAGATGAGTTAAAAGCATGGATGGAAGAAGCTGAAAAAGTCGGTATCGTATCTGAAGAAGATGCAGAAATAACCGGTGCATTAGGTAATGACATCTATGCATTAAAGCAAGCATTCCTTTCTTTAAGAACTGAACTAGCGACAGCTCTTGCTCCAGTAATTACCAAAATTGTTAATTTCCTAAAGGACACAGTTATTCCTAAGGTAAAAGAACTCATTCAAAAGTGGAAGGAAATGTCCACTGGACTCAAGGCAATTATTGGTGTTATTGGTGGAGTTCTAACTGCAATAGGACCGGTACTTGCTATAGTAGCCAAAGTCATCGGATTAGTGGGAAAACTTAAAGAAGTTGTTTCTGCATTAGGCGGGGCCACTAAAGTGCTAGGTGCAATTGCTAAAGCTGGTCCATGGGCCGCTATCATAGCGATCATTGCAGTTTTGCTTCTTCAAAATGAGAACTTTAGAGCGTTACTAAAACGAATCCTAGATATTGTTAAACAATTAATCGATAAGCTTGTTGAATTGGTCGGCAAAATTATCGAGAAATTAAAACCTATCTTGGATATCCTCATGGAAGTAATCAATCAGATTATTGATGTGCTTGTTGAGATAATCGATGGAATCCTTGATGTGGTGATGATGGTGCTAGATGAAGTAGTAAAACTACTTGAAAGACTAATCGAACCAATCACAAGAATTCTCGAAATGCTCACTGAGGTTTTAATTCCAATTACTCAGCTCATTGCTAAGATCTTGCAGGTTGTTGCTAGAATCATCCAATTAGTCATTCGATTAGTGGTGGAGATTATTGACGTTATTATTCAACTCATCGATGGTGTTTTAAACATTGTTATTGAAATCATCAACGTCATTGTCGACATCTTAGGCGAAATAATCAAAGTGATTGTGGTTCTTCTTGATATCATAATTGATATCTTAGAGCCAATCTTAGAGATTATTCTTGCGATATTAGAGCCTTTAATTGAATTCATTTCTGGAATCATTGAAGTAATCGCAGAGTTATTCGAGATTCTTCTTCCATTAATTGAAACATTCCTAGCACCAATCATGGATATCCTTGATGTGATCTTCACGATCGTTGAGGCTATTTCCCCGATTTTGGTAATTATTGGAAACGTCATCAAAGCGGTCATTGTTCCGGTTCTTCAAATCTTATTCCAAATCCTCAAACCAATCCTAGATATTCTCAATGCGATTATCTCCGCGGTTAAATGGATTTTAGATCATACAGTTGGATGGTTAATCAAACTGATTGGGAAGATGTTTGGAACAGGAGATTTTGATGCTGAAAATACAGTGAAAAACACCAGTAATTCATATATGAATACTGATAACTCAAGAACCACTAATAATGTCACCATTAACACAAGCGGTGATGTAGATATTGATTCAATTAATACAGCTTTAGGAGGTGCTTACTAATGAGACGAAAGTTATACCTAGTCAATGAAGTTGGTAGCACCTTCTATTTTGATTACGCTCATAACTCAGTTATTGAGGAAATGGATGGATTCGGTTTTGAATTTGAAATTGACTATCAGGACTTTGATGCTCGATTTGTTGAAACAAAAAGAAAGATACCGCAAAAGACCATTGACCTAACTTTGGTTTTTATAGATGGATATCATGGTTTTACCCGCTGGAGAGAGTTCCTAACAAAGTGCAAAGAGCTAAGACTTTTCTATGAAACTGATGCAGGAAAGAAATACTGCTATGTGAATATTAAGTCATCTAGTAAGACTCAATTAGAACAGGGAATTTTAAGAACCCAAGTGAAACTAGATTGCTTATCCCTTTGGCTTGTTAATAAATCAGCTCATATCGATGTCGTTGATACTGGTGGGGGCAAAATCTATCCTTATAGTTTCCCATATGTTTATGCAATCAGCTTTAATGGCAAAGTAACAGTTGTGAACGAATCTCCTAGAAAAGTTCCACTTTTTATTAGACTCATCGGAAACTGCTATAACCCTAGAGTTATCATCAGGCAGAACGGCGAAGATGTTCAAACTCTACGATTAATCGTAGATGAGCGTGATTCTCCAACAATCGAGATATCTTCTGAACCAACAGACCAATACATCAAATGGAAACTTGGAACTGAAGAACTAGATTATTACAGTAAACAAGACTTTAACTGTGATAATTTCTTATTTCTTCCTCCTGGTGAAAGTGAGATCTTTTTTGATCCTGGTGTTAGAGAAGAAGCTACATGTGAAATCTTCTTCAAAGAGGAATACATCGCTCATTAGGAGGACGTATGCAATTAATCTTTTTAAATGAACAAAACCTCGAAGTTTTGGACTACGCATATGCAACTGATGACTTTGATATTATTCTTGATGCGTTAGTGCCACAAAAGAGCAAATTCACAGTAAATAAACAAAGTTTAAATGCCAAAGTTGGAGATTTACTTTTGGTTAAAGATAATGGTTATCCTTATGTAGGGATCATTACTTCAATTAAGGTTGATGAAAAATCTCAAACAAAAGTAGAAACAAAGGATTATTTATCACTTTTAGATGTCGATGTGCCTTTGCCTACAACCTTCAATGGCAATTGCGCTCAGTTTATTGTGAACCTTATAAATAACACCTTTAGGTATTCAGGTGACACTTATCAAAATGTCTCTTATTTAGAAACAGCGGTAGAAATAGTGAAATCCTGTAGCCTGACCTATGAGGCAGACACAAAAGAAAACATTCTAGATTTGGTTGAAGAGTTTTCAAAAACTTATGGTATTAGACTCGAGTATGAAGTGGTGCTAGCCAGTGGCAAATTCTCAAAGATAAAAATCAAGGTGGTTTCTGCAAAGATAGGAATCACAATGAAATCAACTTTAGGAACAATCACAGATCTTAATGTTAATGACACTAATGAAGTTAGTTTAAACAAAGTTTATTACATTCCGAAAGCAGAGAATACTCAACATACAAATCAAGTCATTTATTACCTGACAACTGATGGCCAAGTTGTAACAACTGCACCAGCTTTAAAACGTATTCATAAAGTGAAAATGAAATATGAATTCTATGGCGATAAAGACTATGATTCTTTACTATCAAAAGCTACAAAGGCTCTAGTCGATTCTTCTTTAGAACATTCGATCACTTTTAGCTTCTCTTTTATCACAAATCAAATCGAAGATCTAAAGAACCTAAAAGTCGGTGCAATAGTGATATTTATCACAGAGAACAAAACTTATGAAACCATTGTCTCAAAGATGGAGTACAAAGGCACTTTTAATGTCGCTAAAGTAACGCTCGGAGAATATCGTCTGTCTTTGACAGATAAACTTAAATTAATAGATAGGAGGTCAACCTAATGGCTATACAAAAAATCACATTTGATGCTGCTTCAGTATCAAGCAAAATGGATGCCGACATCAATCACTTCTTAACAAGTGGTGTGAACGGCATTTTTTATGGCATTTTAGGTAGATGTCAAGCATCAGTAAGTAATAACTATATTTCATTTCAAAACGGATATATCCAAGTTTATGGAAGAAGAATCTATGTGGAAAGTGGAACAAAGATATCGGTCTCTTTGGATGGTTCTGCTTATGGCTATGTCATCATTAAAATTGACTTAGGAAATAACATAATCACGCTAGAGAAAAAAGAAGCTAGTTCAGCGTATCCGACACTTACTCAAGATGACTTGATGAATGGAGGCCTCATTTATGAGTTTCCTCTTTGCAGATACACTAAAACATCAACTTCAATCACTATTGATTCGACCTATGATCCTCCTTCAATTAAAAATGATCAAACTAAAATCAACGAGAAAGCGGTGGAAGTTAAAAACGATGCTAGCTCAAAATATGGATATGTTTATGATGGATGGTCACATTTGTCCTATGGACACTGTTATACCTTTGATAATATCAACTCATCAAACGCCTATAACGGAATTATCAGCATTTATGTTGGTGGTACAAACGTAGTGTTCTGCGGTGCATCGGTTGGAGGCAGTGGCGGTATTGTCTATTACCGCTATAACGGACAAGATTGTTATCTTTCATGTCAATTAACTAGCAGCAAACTTTATGTAGAAGACAGTAGGGGGAATGAACCAAAATATGCAAGAGTTATTAGATAGATTATTTTCGCCAAACAAAGTCCTTCTTTGCTATAAATGTGGATCATCCATATTTGGATTAAACGAAGAAGAAAGCGATAAAGACTACACAGTAATTATTGATGGCTTTGATGGTTGCAATGTTGTAAAAACCGACGATTCTGATTTCTTTACCTTTGGTATGACCTATTTTGAGAAGCTTAAAAGCTTTGATAGAAGTTGTCTTACATATTTCCTTTGCTGGGTGGATAATATCTTACTCGCCAAAGACAACATTGTGTACGTTGATGACTCGATTAAAGATAAACTTGATGAATTCTTATATATCGACTTTGATAAGCACTTTAATGATTGGCTATACCGATTGATTGCTTATTTTGGAATTAGACTTGAGAACTATAAAGAAGAGAAAAGCCTCTATCATTTATATCGAGTTGAATCACTTATTAAGCACTATAAGGAAACAGGTAAGTTTGAGTACTATTTCTCTAAAGAGAACAAAGAACTCGCGATGGACTTAAAAACTAATCTCAACATGGAAAAACATCTCCCTAGATTAAAGGAGATTTTTTCTTACCTTTTATCTCTTTATAAGGAGGAAGAAGAGAATGGAAATTAAAGACATCATCTTATCCCTTATTTCAGTGATGGGAACCATCTCATCGATTGTCTTTGCATTTCTAGCTTTTAGAAGAAATGATCGCGGTGATCATAAAGAAGCCGGAAAGAATGAAGGTGTTCTCATAAGCGATGTTGGTTACATCAAATCTAGTATCGATAGAGTTGAGAAATCTATCGAAAAACTAGAGACCGGCCAAGTGGAATTTGGTAATAGACTAACAAAGTTAGAAACCGAAGTTCATGACCATATTTATAACAAAGCGATTCATAAGACCATAGGAGGTACGAAAAAATGAATCAAATCTTACTTAATGTATTAGCGACAGTAGTGACATGTATCATTCTGCCGCTTATTTCTTTTCTTGGACTGAAACTTACTCAGTGGCTCAACACTAAGATTAAGAATGATAAAGGGAAAGCCTTGATGGAAAAGGCTACTCAGATCGTTCTTGATTCTGTTAGATGCGTCTTTCAATCTTATGTTGAAGCCTTAAAGAAAAGTGGAGGCTTCGACCAGAAAGCACAAATTTATGCTTTTAACCTCGCTAAAGATACAGCTCTCAAACAGCTAGGCGAAGATGCGAAAGCTTATATCTCTGAAAATTATGGTGATCTTTCTGAATGGTTAAAAACAGAAATTGAAGCATCAATTAATAAACTTAAAAACTAATTAAATCCCTGCGAAAGCCAATGATGGTGAGTAACAGGGATTTTTTTGTTGTCTTGACTCTTTTTTGAAAAAATGAAAAATTTTTAATATACTCTAACTCAAAGAGTTAAAAAATATTAATAAAATTTGTTTGTAAAAATTTTGAAAAAGTCGCCTACGGAGATACTTTGTATCTCCTTATATATAGTGAGGAGGTGTTTTATGGAAAACATCAAAAACATGGACATTGAAAAGTCCTTTAAAGAACTAGAAGAATGCTTCAGAATCAGAACCAAACTTCTAAAGACAACTGACAAACTCACTATAGAAGAAAAGGAGTTTATTAAAGGCAAAGCAGACACTGGATCTCCGCTTGCTGAATTCACATATGGTTTATACTACCTTTTGAATGAAGATGATGAGAAAACCGCAGAAGAATGGTGGAATAAATTCTTCTATCATTCAAACGGCGATGCTTTATGGGTTGCATCTGGTATCTTCGCTTATTTAGGCGATGAATATTATGACTGGTCCATGAAGTGTTTGAGAAGAGCAGCATGGAGGCAGCATCCAATTGCTAAAAGAATGTATAAGGATATGAAAGAACATCCATATAAATTCCCAGAAGCTTGATTGACCTCTATTTAATCCTTATATATAATAAAAAAAGCTACACATAGTGTAATGTCATTTCACTTATACTATTAATGTCATTTCACTCGTAGCAATTTACTATTAACGTCATTACATTAAGACATTTCGCAACCTAAACGGGATTCCAACGAAAAAATCCCGTTTTATTTTATTTATAAAATAAAAAAGTTGATAACTATTAATAGTTATCACTATAATATTTTTCCTCTTTTTCGTTCGGGGTCAAT